CATTCTCTCTAATATCTCGTATTCCTTCTGGCGTAAGTATAATTACGGTATTTTTATCTGCATTTTTAAAATCTTCCTTGGCTGAACCATAGTACCATGTCTCACCATTAACATTATATTTTTTCCATTCCGCGAAGAATCCTTCTTTTATTTTTTTTAAAAATTCATCTTCTGTAATATAATGATATGTAATATCTTGTATTTCACCAGGTCTGATTGGTCTATTTGTATATGTAATAATAGAACTGAATCCATGTTCTTTTACTAAAATATTTTTTACTGTATCTTTACCTGATGCAGCTTTTCCCATTATTGATAACATTTCTTTTTCTCCTTTCAATGGTTATTTTGTGTCGCTAATAATTCTTTTTGGACAATTTTTATAATATGATTTATATCCAATATAAAAATCATATAATACTTCTACATATGGTAATGTCTTAAAAAATATAGTTCTTTCTGACTTTGGATTACATTCTATATATTGCAATACTTGATTGTATGTATAAACCTTAGTAGATACTTTATCCTTGATGCTTTCATCGAAAGACACATATACATAATTTAAAATACTTCTTTTTGTTCCAAATTCAACGGTATGCTTAATATCATTTTTTATATATGACATGTCTAATATTCCTAGTTTAAAACCATGATCATATGGATGGTTACATCTTCCTTTGTAAAAGCAATGATTACATCCTATTCCATCTTCTCCACCCTTACAAATGCCACTATCATTTTTATAATTAGGATTATTGTTTTTAACCATTCTCAAAGCATGATTAAATCCCCAAATACTAAATTTATCAAATGTCTTTCTCATCATTTTTTTACCTCATATCGTTCACAAATGGATTTGAAAAATGCAATTTCCGATAAGTCATCACTATTCAAAACAATATCAAATGGTTCACGGAGATTTATCGAATAAAGACTCAATAATGATTTTGCATCACAACAATATTTATCTTTTACAATATCAACATCAGATGCCATTTTTGACATATCCTTTGTAAAATCCATAACATCTTCTATATTTCTCATTTTGACTTTTACTTTAATCATAATTCCACCCTTTCATCATATATTTTTACACCAACAATCGTGCTATCCCATTCATCACATTTTGATATATCGCCATGTAATTTAGCATCACTATTTAAAAATGCAGTATCTACAATAAATTCAGCTAATGAACCATCATATGTTAAAATGTGCTGTGAGTCAGTATGTTTATCGTCCTTACAATCTCCTAAAATACAAGGGATAATTTCGCCATTTTCTAAAATCAAATCTATGTATAGACCAATATCTGTTGTAAAATAAGAACCAATTGCAATACAATATCTTCCATTTACCTGACGAATACCATAATTCCCTGTATATGCAATATTTTGTAGTTTATATTGTGGACTAGATTTTGATGTAATAGCTTTATAACTCATAAAACTCTTTATCCCATTTAAAGGAACATCATAATAAACAAAATTTGGAGGTGTTTGGGAAATGAATTCAGAACAAATGTAAAATTCTTTATCTTGAAAGATGATTTTATTCCATGTGTAATTGCATTCATCAGTTACATAATCATCTTTAATATATTTAATCTCGTCACCATATTTTAATATCATCACTACTTCGCTTTTAATATCAGGCTCACTTCTGATGTTTACACTGCATGTCGTATATCCTGTAACAATATCATTTTCATTTTGCTTTACATCCTGCATATGTTTTTTTATACTATTTGCAAATGTACTACTCACACCACTTGTAGATTCATTGGTTTCTTTTGCTAATACTTCATGCCCCATAATAGGGGCGACTTGAGTTAATGAAAGCATTAATAATAATGCTAGAATTTGTTTTCTCTTCATAATTTTCTCCTATAGTTAATGAATATGTTACATACTTATATTCTCTTTTTATTGGGATCATTTAGTGAATCATTGCTAAGAATTGCTCTTCTGAAATGATAGGAATATTCAAATATTTTGCTTTTTGATTCTTAGATGATGTGGAATTTATATCGTTATTAATGAGATAT